TATCGTTGCTGGGCAGGCGTCGCAGCATTTTGACCATATGATACTCGACGACCCCGTAAATGAGAAGGTGGCCAAGTCAGAGGCATTGATGCAGCAGGCCCGGGACTTTTATATCCATCTAGAGTCACTGCTGCGCGAGTGGGAGACTTCAACATTTACTACGGTTGGCACTCCCTGGGGGCGTGAAGACGTAATCGAGTACGCAATGTCACACGAAGTGGCTAGTGGCGATAGGTTATTCTGGGGTATAGGTGCTCGTGGCGATTTTAATTGCAGCGAGGTGATTCGAAAGGACTACCCAGAGTGTGTTCCCACTTTAGAACTCGGAAAACCTATATTTCCTGAGCGCTGCCCTGAAGCCAAATTAAAAATGCTCGAAATGCAAGATGTCGAGAAATTTTATTTACAGTACCTATGTAAGCCATACGACGAGGGGCGCAATGGTTTTGACCTCGATTTGATTCGAGATTTTGCGTTTCACGCCGATGGCAACTTGAGGTGTGGTTGCGACGAGCACCAACACCACAACCATCACATTTCAAAAATGTCAGTCATTGCAATCAGTGACCCAGCGGTTTCAAAGGAAAAAAAGAACTGCGAGACGGGATTTGGGATTTACGCTAAGGCGGACTGTGGGTGTAGGTTCGTTATTCACGAAACTGGTTGGAACCTTGAACCTAATGAAGTAGTGGACGAATACGCACGGACCCTTTCAAAAGGTGAGCACATGCCATGGTGTAAGACATTTGGCATTGAGAAAGAGGCCATGGGTAAAGTCTATCGCTCTTGGCTGGAAGAATTACAATCTCGGGGTGAATTTCCGTTGGGTATTAAGCTGGTTGACATTGCTACAGAAAACCGTAGCAAGGATGTGCGCATGAAGGGGCAAATCGTACCAGTCCGAAATGGGCTATGGCACAAAAGACCTACTATGCGCAGGGTCGATGGTAAAAATAATCTCATGGACCAAATCGCAAAATGGCCATATGGAAAGCACCGAGACCGGGCCGACACATGGGCGTACTGTGACAGTGTTTGGGAAGAAGCACCGGCACCTGCTGCGGTCAATGAGCCTGGCTCACATGACTTGGTGGAAGCCAATTACGCTATTGAGCGTCGGGACGAGAGATTAGTCGAATTGAATGAGGAATAATGCCAAAGCAACTTACCATTGAGTCTGAGCATCGGCTTGATTTAGGCAAGGCGTATAGGCGTAGGTTAGATGACGCTGAGATGGCACGTAGCAACCGTATGCACGGTGTATACGTAAAAGCCAACAAATATTACGAGGGTAGAGCCCGGAAGCGTACTTGGCCCTGGCCGGGTGCAAGTAACGCTGTCTTACCAATTATAGCCACGCACTGTGATAGTTTAAAGGCGAGGTTGCACTCTGCTGCAACTTCAGAAAACCCTGTTTATTTGCTGGGTGCAGTGATGCCCGAGGATATCGAGTTGATGCCTGGAGTTACTGCGGGTCGCCTGCGCGACGTATGGCAACAATGGAGTGCCTATGTAGAGGACCAGGTGGTCCAACACGATGAGCTAATGGACAAGGTTACGTCGCTCATGGTTAAGTATGGAGACGCTTTTGTCTATCAACCGTGGCGTAATTGGCCTATCCGCGACTATATATGGAACGATGAAACGCAAAGCTGGGAGATGGAAGAGCGTGACATGTACGACCATCCGGTTCCGTACGTGATTCACCCCAAGAACACCTATATTTCTTCTGAAGATGACGATATTCAAACGACCAAGTACTTTGGTATTGACGAGTACTGGGACCCCAGTGACATAGCGTTGATGTCAACTCGGGGAGAGTGGCCGAAAGAGCAGGTAGATAAAATACTAGAATGGGAAAAGCAAAAAGTAAAAAAGAGCGAACTTGGGACTGGCGATTACTACAGGACGCGCGAGGACGGCACCGTATACGCGAAGGATGTGGTGGACGAATCAATCGCGCAAGAGGCCCTGTTAGAACCCCGCGACAATATGAAAACCGTAATTCGTTTGGTTCGGGTATTCGCACGCGAAGACATAAACAAGGATGGTTACGAGGAAGAAATTGAATTTCTAATTCATCGAGAGAGTGAGCAAATCCCTTACATTACATATCGTGGTACCTGGCACGGCCAACGTTCGGTAATACATTATGCATACCAACGTAGAGATGGAATCCTCTACTCGATTGGTGTAGCAGAGATGTTGTTCAATGTCCAGAAAATAATGAACCAGTTGATTCGTGACCAGATGGACAACAACAAGGTCCAGAATACTAAGATTTTCGTGTACCGGGCCGGTGGGCCGATTAAAGATGGCATGAGAATCTACCCTGGTAGGATGGTACCAGTTGACGATATCAAGATGGACTTTGACGTAAAAGACGCAGGGTCAGGTAGGCCCGTGGATATCATCAACACGTTACCACTGATTCAGGATTGGGGCGAGAGGCGAACGGGCGTGAATGACGCTTCAATGGGTAAGATGAGCCCGAAGCGGAGCCCAGCCACTTCAACCCTAGCTATGTTAGAACAGTCGAACAAGGGAACCGACCACATCATCAAGCGTATGGGACGAGCCCAGAGACGGATGTGGACTCAGTGTATGGGCAGCTACGTGCAATATGGTCAGCCTATGGACAGATTGCAAAAGGTCCTTGGGCCCGAGGGCGCTCAGATACTAGACGCGGCTTGGAAGGCACTGACACCTCAGGATGTGCGTGAAGTACTTGCGGTTACAGCCCAGGTGAGTTCGTCCAACCTGAACAGACAGACCAAGCGTCAGGAGTCTCTAGCACTTTTTGGGCATGTCCAGGCTGCATATCAGGCGATTTCACAGACTGCGTTTATGATGGTTCAAATGCCAGACCCGGCGCTCAAGCAGCTGATGGTGTATCAGTTGCAGGGATTTAACAAAGCTCTGGGTCGCGTGTTCGACACGTTTGAAGTTAAGGACCAGAAGTTCATTAATCCGAACTTCTTGGAGATATTAGCAAATGTACCAACACAGCCAACACCAGAAACACCAGGAGGGGGAGGCGGACCCCAGCAGGCTGGACCCGGGAACCAAATGGCAGAGGTTATTGGACTATTTGGAGGCGAGAGCCCGGCGAGTGGGCCGGTTGCTCCGGCAGGAAGACCCGCACCTGGGGTACCAAGAAGCGCAGGCGAGACTGCTCCGAACCTTGGAGGAACTTAAAACTATAGAGCGTATACGCGAGATAGTAAGATTAATTGACTTTGGCAAAGACCTACCCAGTTCTGACGCTGGGGATTTTTTAAAAGCAGATGGCGTAGAGGTCACAGATGGCGACCTCTATGAAGATGTCTAGGAGGACACTATGACTGACGAAAAGACACCGGATGTTCCAGAGTTAGATTTGGATACATTCGTGAATGAGTATGGACAGGAACCTGTGGCCCCAGCGCCCGTGGAGACTCCCCCGGTGGAGCCCGCTCCTGAACCTGCTCCAGCTGCACCCGACTTTAAGTCGGAACTCGATGCTCTAAAGAGTGGGTATGAAGAGCAAGAGAAGCATTACCAAGAGATTATTGACCAGCAGAATTCACGCATGCAAACGCTTGAAACGCTGGTCAACCAGGGATATCAAAGAGCACATGCGGAGCCTCCCAAACCTGAGATTCCGGCTTTTACGCCTGAGGAGTTACAGAACGACCCTGTAGGGACAATCGAACGTATGAGTGATGTCAAGGCAAAGGCTGCAATTGAAGCGAATAATCAGCAGCTTTCTAATGTTATTGGTGGTCTCGTTGAGCGCAGCTGGCAGGGAGAGCTATCTGCGCTTCGTACTAAGCCCTATTTCAAGGAGGCAGAGGCCGAAATTGATGCTCTAGTACAACAGAACCCTAGCATGAAGCTGACTCCCAACAGCGCTGCGTTAGCTTACAATATGATTATTGGGCGCAAGCTTGACGCTGGCGAACTAAAGCCCATAACTGGGCCTACACTGGTTCCGCCTACGACACCTGCAGTGCCTAGTACACCTCGCACTCCTGTGCCGGTTCCAGCACCTGGTGGTCCACCCAGTCCGGTGCCCCCGGAGGGCTCACCACCAAAAAAGGAACCTGAGCTTACTGCACGGCAGAAGGAACTACAGAAAAGGTTCGCAAGTTTAGAGGTTGGTCTTACTGCCAACGATTTTGAGGGGGAATAATGGTAGACACAAAAGCAAAGGCTAAGGCTAAACAAGCTATTGAGGCTGTCGAGGCTATCGAAGCCCCCGATTCTGGCATTCCGAAAGGTAAAACGCTGGAAGAGCTAGTTGCTGACAGGTATGTGGCTGTTCTAACTGAACCGCTCTCGGACCATACGGGTCCAAACGATAGAAACGATTTTACATACATACCCGAGTATATTCGGGATAATTTAGGTAATGAACGTCAAATCACGAAACGGGTCAAGGTTATGGGCCATGTCAGAGTTATCTCTATGGATGGTAACTACTTTTACAGGTGGTGCCATCCTGCTATATTTGATAGGCACAGACGCGAAGGCTTCGATTTCGTACATTATGATGAGTTGTTCGAGGATGCGACTTATTTCCAACGCACTAACGACAGCCATATTCGTAATGGCGACGTTTATCTAATGAAAATTGGAGTTGACGGGATGGCCCGTAAACTTCGAGAAAAGTTAGAACTCCAAAAGCACTACGAAGCTATCGCAGAAGGAGAAATGGCTACGGCTGCCGAGGAGTACAATACGAAGGCTGTTAGGATTAACCCTGATGGGACTTCGGAAAATATTAATTAAGGAGTTATTTTACTTATGGCTGTTCATGCTTTCACGTGGAAGAAAGGCCCTAGTGATAACCCCGAAGTGGTAAGTTTCTGTGACGACCTTGTTATCGAGGAAGCAGCGAGTGAAGCATTTTTGGCGGGGACGCCTTTGGTGGTTGACTTGTCTGGCTCTGACACTAACACGGTGCAGTTCAAAACCAGTGACGCTGATTTGTCTGATTTGCCGTTGATTATCGCGGCTACGGATGCGGTTACTGGTTCGTCCGATGTAGACTTGACACAACCGGGCACTAACGCGGCTAGTCTTCCATACATCAATCGACCTGGAGACATCTGGTCGGTTACGCTTTCTTCGAGTGGAGCTAATCTGGCTACCTCAGGAGACCATTTTGGTCAAATGTGCGGCTGGATTTTTTCGACCGAATCGGGCGAAACTAAAAAGGCGGTTCTGGACCTTGCCCAAACTACCGATTGCCACTGGGTAATCGTTGGGTTCGACGACAGAGACGCTATGGGTACGTCGGGTGGACGTGTTCTGGCAATGTATCAACCGGGTATGCTTGGAACATTGACTGAACCTTCCGTCACGTAGGGAGAACTAAATTATGAGTACTATACGCTCTGCAGCTTTTATTAAGCTGTACGAACGACCACTCCGAAAGACGTTCTTCCTGCATCTGAAGGAAGCGCCCCCGGAGTACAAGTCGTGGATTAACATTGTCAACACTGACAATGCGTTCGACGACGATTTTAAGGTTTCGGAATTCGGTACCGTGCCGGTGCAGGCTGAAGGGTCTGATGTCGCGTACGAAGCCGTGATTCCTGGAGACATCAAGCGGTATATCACCACAGAACGTGGGCTTGGCTACATTATCACGCGGAAAATGCGGGACGATGACAAGACCACAGTCATGGTGAGGATGACCCAAGCGTTGAGGCGGTCTTTCCGTCACATGTTTGAGGTCGAAGCTGCTTTGGTTTTCAACAACGCTACTTCTACCAGTTCCCGCTATTTGGGTATGGATAGTGCGGCGTTGATTAGTACTTCACACTCATTGCTTGACGGCACTAATACTTATGCTAATCGTCCGAGTTCGGATATTGATTTCAGTGACTCTGCACTGCAGAATGCTGTTATCAACTTCTTTAAGCTGAAGGGCGAACAGAACTTGCCTGTCCACGTCACTCCGAAGGCTCTTTGGGGCGCCGGTGACCAGATGTACGAGTTCGCTAAGGTTACCAAAAACGAGTATGAGCCTGATTCTGGCGACCGGAACAAGAACTACACCGCCAAGGGCGCGGCTGCTGGGTATGGAGTCTCTGACTACCTGCCTTCGCGGTATGCGACCGACACGGACATGTGGTTCCTCCTGAGTGAGAAATCAAGCCATTCTCTTAATCTTTTCATTCGGGTCAATCCTGAGTTCAGCATGGGCAATGACTTTAGTTCTGGAAATATTCAGGCTAAGGGATATGCTCGTCTCATTAGTGGATTCTCTGATTGGCGCGGCGTCTATGGAAGCACAGGCGCGTAATTTCGCAGCTAGGGAGGGGTCTAGCCGCCCCTCCTTTGCCTCTTAGGGGGTTATGCTATGGCTATAAAACGCACCTATGTGTATCGCAATGGCAAAATTGTCGAGGTTACACCGGGTGATGTATTAAAGCGTATTAAAGTGCAAACGTTTGGCGAGGAACATGACAACATGCATGCATGCTATGTTATGGACGAGATTCGCCAGCAGCACATGATAGATTCTAACCGGGCGGAAAACGCCTATAACAAAGAAAGAGGTCTTTAATGACTACATTTGGAGATAGGCTATTCCAATATGGTGGGACGCCTGTAGGGGGAGACCTTCTTGGTCTCCACGGTCGAGGAAAGATTCGATTTTTGGACCCCGATAACGGGTCTGACGGTAACTCAGGCAAGAAACCTGAGCAAGCCTGGGCAACGTTGCAATATGCAGCTGACCAGCTTGGGTATTACAAAGCCAATGCCGACATGAACGGGTACCATGACATTTTGATTCGCCTCCCTGGGGTTGAAGAAGTGACTTCCAGCGTTAGGTTTGACGGAGGAGGAAGTGCTACTGGGGCTGGTGACAGTATTTCTGTGGTATCCAGTTTGGCTGGTTTACGTATTTGGGGTGATGTGCTTCATGCGCATACGCGGCAGGCATCTTCTATGGCTGCGGCTACTGCAAATACTATTGTGGTCGTTCGGCGTCAAATCAACTTCTATGGCCTGTCCTTCGGAGGTCGTGGGACTGGTCAGCAGGGAGACGGTACTGGCGCTTGTATCACTTATCGTGTAAGCAATGATGCAACCTTAGACCTAGGCAAACATGCTCTTGGTGGGGGTAACTTTCATACTGTACGTGGTTGTAACTTCCGTGATGACGGTGGAAACAACACTGTGGGCATTTACGAGTATGGTGCTGGCGCTGCGGAAATTCTCGAAAATACTTTCGGGTATAACTCGGCGGCTCGCGGTCCCACGGGTATCATGATTCGTGGTTCAGCTACGAATAACCCGTTTGATGTTCATATACACAACAACATTTTTAGGCAGTGTCCTGTGGGTATCGTGTTGGGTGCTGGTACATACCAGAATACATTGATTACCGACAACCGCTTTCAAACTTGTACAATCGGTATTCAAGCTGACGCTGGGTCCGCCGCATCCACAGGTATGATTGATGGATGTAGTTTCGATGTTGCCGACGGTGCTAGTGCACACGATAACAACGCTGGAGCTACGGGAGATACTGAAGCAAACTGGAACGCAGATAACCTTATCCTTTTCACCGACAGAACTTACTACCTCGGCGCGTAAGGAATTACGGGGGTCTTCGGACCCCCTTTAACTTGGGCCACAGTCGCAATGTGAGCCCATAAGGAGCCATAAATGGCTAGAGATATTACCGGAAACCCCTGGAAATTTGATGCGACTGGACAGGGTGAAGGAATGGCGAACAGCGGAAGCTGGCTACGCCTTGGTACTTTTACAGCCGCAGCTACTGACATTGTTACGATGGCAGCACACGGCCTACAGACTGGTTCGCCAGTACGGGTCGAAGAGGGCAACAGCGATTTACCTGCGGGTCTCGCTGAGGATACTGATTACTGGGTTGGCAGAATTGATGCCAACACGTTCAAGCTATACACCACACACGCGGCAGCACTGGCTACTGGAACAGCGGTGGATATTACTGATGTAGGCACCACACCTAACTATATATTACAGACACCTGTATTTGACCACAAGATTTACGTGAAAAACATTGCTGTTATTGGTGACGAGACCAACGATGGTACGGTGGAAGTTACAACCAAATCTGGCGGGTCTATAATTGCTAGGACTGAGATATTTGCGTCCGCCAACGCTATCTTTTCTACATTTATCCTACCTGTGTATGATTTTGTAGAAGGCGTGTACATTAACACGCTGGACGCTACAAACGCTATCGTACTGGTCTACCACGGTAGATAGGGGGTCTAAATGGCAGACCCTGCAATTTCGTCACACACTGATGGCGATACGTTTACAAATTCGATAGAGACTTTTACGTGGTCACAGGGTGATAACACTAGTGGCCCGTGGAGACTGATAGCGGGGACCAGCGCGGGTGAGAACGACTACGCAGACAGTGGTCCAATGCCCAACAATAGGTTGAGTATAGAACTCAACTTCCCTGTAGACGCCGAAACAATATACGTGCGTCTGATGTGGGGCTCTGGTTATGCTGACACCTCATACACTGCTTATGAGGCGGTAGACGCTATGGTTCCAAACGCTATGACTTTTGACTGGTTCGAGCAAGGACGCTGGTACCAATGCGACCGGTGTGGGTTTACGTTCCACGAGAGTGATACTGCGATAGACCCCAAGTCGGGGCTGCGTGTATGTCTTATAGGTCCACGCGATTATGACGACCATGAGTTCGGTATTAATGAGGTTGTGATTTTAGGTGGACGTAGCCCTGTCTATAGAGAGGAGGCGGACTAATGTCAAGTTTTGGTACATTGTGGCAAGAAGTTAGGACCAGTATCGGTGAGCGTACTGATATAGACACCATAATAAAGACTGCTTTAAATGACGCTGTGATAGACCTAACAATGACATTTAGGATACGTCAGGCTATTGCGTCAGATACGCTTATAACTTCTGCAGGGGTTTCCAAGTATGAACTCAAGGATAATTGTATCGATGTTATCACTGTTCGGAATGATACTGATGCTGAACTCTTAAGTCCTGGAGACTACCTGGAATATGCGAGCCTCGACCACGAGGACGTTGATTCACTCGGTACACCTTTAAAGTGGTTTGTGGACGCGGATGATATATACTTATACAGCAACACACCGGACGATAGTTCTTTTGAAATAACATACAGGTATGTGAAGCGTTTTAGCGATATGTCTGACGATACTGATTTGTTTCCTTTACCTAGGGAATGGGAGAGGCCAGCAAAGCTATTTGCTAAAAGTTATGTGTTTGAGTTGTTGGGCCAGAATGATAAAGCTCTCAGGGCGTATCAGCAGGGTACAGCAATAGCTGGAAGCCGTAAGAAAGCAGGCGCCTGGAGTGAATTGTTACGTGGTGACAATCGCATACATGTGGTCCGTGCGTCTTATTCGGACGAGGGGTACTAATGGCCAGGCAGTTTATTACTATTAAACCTATTGACGCTAAGGGTGAATCTCCCGATAGACCTTCAGACGAGGTACTGTGGGAGACCTTGGAAAATGTATGGTTCGATAAAGGCATCATGCGCAAACGTCCCGCGTTTGTAGCGCCAGGGATGTATACGGCTATAGCTGCTACAGGCACAGCGAGTCCTATGCATCAAATTGTACCATTTAATCACGCAGTTGCGGTGGAGGGTGATACTACAATATACCCTACCGGGGCGGGCGCAAATACAAACTGGACTAAGGTGGGTGCTGCTACAAACTGGCAGGCTGTTGATGAGATTATATACGTAGATGCAGATTATGTGTATGCAGATACATCTGATGAGAAAGACTCATATGCATTTGGTAATACATCACTTACTATAGTTGACAAATTAGTTTTCAATATTCGAGCACGTCGTCATATAGGGGGCGACTACACGATTACTCTATTTTGTCGCACTGGTAGTGGCGACGAGAAAGACATTGTAGGCTTAACTGGCGATGGCGAAACAACACTCAGCTTGGACGGCAGCAAATGTCAACGCCTATGAGTTTGGATACTATGCTACTTTTACTTCTGCCCCGGCCTCAGAGACGCTACAGCCTACAGGTGATGGTACCGATGCAGAGTGGGACCTGACTACAGGCAGTGCTTACTATAGTATTCTATCTGATAATGCAGACTCAGGTACACCAAACACATGGACTGACTATATATACACTAATGTAAATAGTGAGTCTGCCGGAATCACGTTTGGTCCTACGACAAGCACATTTTCGACCATCACAAGTATTGAGCCTAAAGTCTGGGCATACACATTTCTTGGTTCACGCATATTAAACCTAACGGTGGACGATGGAGCGAATGATAAACTATTTAAAAAGACTGCGCTAGTAGACCCACCTATGGGCAATCGTATGTATGAGGATTACATTGCGGAAGACCATATACCTGAACAATTAACTTGGACTAATACTACTCAATATGGGATAGACCCCACAACGGGTACGGCTTGGGACCCTGCTACCGCCTTTACGTACGATTGGAACCTCAAGACTAATGCGGCAGAGAAGGCTGGTACATTTCAGGTACATAGCGGGCCCAGCGCATTTACATCCGCCCCCGACTGGAGGATGTGGCACGAATCTCAAATTGCAGATGGTTCGGTAGAGACTTCAAATCTAGCTGGTACATTATATGGTAAGATTTACTACAATAGTCCAGGTGCTTATTATTATGTGGACCTCAGAGGTACGTTGACTGGAGCATGGGCTGGTATAATGTACAGTGATAACTTGACTTTAACGTCGAGCGGTACGACAGGAGTGTGGGTTGAAGGCAGGCTAACAGGCTCAACCCCTGGTTCTTTGGCTGGTAACTTATCCCCAACAAAGCCTCCCGCTCGTCCAGGTAGGAATAACCGAGGACATTTAGTTTTCACTGATAACACCGATGATATCGAAGGGGTAATAGACCCATCAGGTACTATCCCTGTAACGGCTACAGGCGGGGTTTTACACGGAATGGTGTATGCAGCCATTACTGGTGAAAGTGCTACCGCTACATTTCAGGTCATGTGGGAATATATTGGAGACCAAACTATTTGGGACACAGACTGGATTAGTGAGGATATATACTTTGGCAAACCATTTGAGCCTGCAGGTGGTCCATACGCCTTGTATCGAGACCGATATTATGAAGGTACATATCCTGTATCATTAGCAATGGATGATGTCCCAGCGGCAGTAAACGTCAAGAATATACCTTCCACGGGGATGATGCTTGCAGCTAGTATCCGTACTTATGCAGACTCTCCCACGTTCACTATGGGTTTTACCGAAACACAGCCTACTGCACTAGGTATACCATTGAACACGAACGTCGTTAAAAAGATTTGGGGGATTAGTGGTCCTGGCGCTACTACAGAAACAAAAGTAAACGCTGACGTATTTAAGCTGATTGCTACCGGCAGTCCGTACACTTATGATAAGTTTCAAATCTATGCTTTGAATCAAATAGTTCGTTTTACTCCCTACCCTGAGATGCGTGTATATAGATTTGAGCTAGAGGTAACGGGCACAACAGGCCCCCAACCTGCCGTTTCACAGTTTAATATTACGGTTGAGGGAGCTACAGCGACAGACCGGCGCCAGTCAAGGCTGTTAGTTTCACAAACTGATTTCTATCGTTGCAACAAAGATTCGACTACCCTTGTAGATATTTCTGGGAGTGCTACAGCACCCACCGGGAATCGTACAGACCGCTGGGATACTACGAAGTTTTACAGCAAGCAGTATTTCACTAACGGTATAAACGGTATATATCGATATCCCGACGCATCTGACGAGGTGGAAGACCTCAATGGTGGGTCACCAATCGCACACACTATCGCGTCATATATAGGTAGATTATTTGCTGGTTCTACCACGGAGACTGGTACTTTCTTCGGGGACCGTGTGCGTTGGTCTGCGGTGGGTGACGATAGTGATTGGACTGGTACGGGTTCAGGATACCTAGACCTCGATGACACAGACGGCACAGTAGTCAAACTGTTACCTTTAGGTGGCGTACTAGTCGCGTATAAGGATACATCACTTTATAATCTGCACGCTACTGGAGACCGAGACGACGCAGTTGTTAAACAATTGCTTAGTCCTGGGATTGGCGCAGCAGCTATGAGCACCGTGAAAAGCATCGTAGGCCGAGATGGTTTGCCCGCCCACTTGTTCCTGGGTCAAGGGCATGGTGGGTATAACGTATATCTGTATACAGGTAACTTACTCACTCCAATTGGTGACCCCATTAGAGACGAGTTACGTGATAACTTGAACCCACACCAAGCTAAGAACGCCTTCGCGGTTGTGGACCAAAAACGTAACCAATATATGTTTTTCGTTTGTTACGAGCGGGAAACATTCCCAACCCGTGCATGGTTGTATGATATCAATACTGGTGCATGGAAGCATTGGGTTGTTCCACAAGTTACATGTGCAGGGCAGCTTGAAGCTAAGGAAGAACTTAGTACTTCGTACACGTGGACTACATTTCTAGGTCGGGGTGACTCGCTTTCAAGGTGGATGGACCCAGATTTATATGAGGACACGGGTGCAGCAGCAATTTGGCTAGTTGCTACTTCGGGTGACTGGGCCGTAAAAAAGCGTGAGAACTACGCCACATTATATAGGCTACATATTTATTACTATGACCGAGGGTATACTCCCATTTTTGTGCGGGCCTCGTCAGATGGTGGTGATACATACTCAGACACAGAGACCGTATACATTGGCCAGGAAGATGATTCAGCAGACGGGTCATTGCGTGTAGCACACGTAGACCTTATGGTTACAGGCAAGCGATTTCGCACACAAATTGTTCACGCTACCAATGACAACATTGCTCTCTCTGAAATTCAGATGGAAATCGAAGAGCAGGGTTGGATTGTATAATGAAGGAAACCAGAGCGAAGTTTATACCACCTCCCACGCCTAAGGAGGATATGAAAGATATAGTATTATATATTCGTAGGCTTAATGTTCTTCTGCCTGGGTATCTGGACCAGCTGCAAAAAATGATGGGCGAGACGACTATTATGCTGCCAGACATTATGCCTCCGCAGGATGAAACTAAACCCGTTCTTACGGCAGAGACTCAATACGCTAGTACAGATTCGGCAGGGATAGTATAATGGCAGAACCTACTTTCACAGACCAGGGTGGCAACACACTGCGGTGTGGGGCTACGGACGCGCTACTGCGTGCTTCAGATGATGACACCGTTGCACTGGTACAATATGTCATAGCCCAACAGGATGTGACTATACCTGCTGACACGGCACGCTATGTGGGTATCCAGTATAATAGTGGTGACCCCAACTATGTGGTGAAATCTTCCGACTCTTGGGACGGCAATTCGGAATTTCGTGCTGCTGCCGTATATAACGAAGGCGGCACGATTCATATATACACGCGACTGCAACGCTCGAAGAATTTACAATATTGGCTCACACATCGGCTGCAGGAGGTTGAGGGTCTTAGTCGTGCTGACTACCTGGGTGGGTTGATTCTAGGTGAGAGTGATGATGGTAACAAATATGTAACGTTGTCTGGCGGTGAGTTGTACGTGGGCCTGGATGCGTTTGTTATCAGTGCTTTTGATACGTCAGGTGCGGATAGGTTTGATTCATACTACCGAGATGGCGGCACGGGTTTTACCAAAGTAGCATCTCAACAAGCATGGCAAAACACACACTGGGATGACAACACTGGGACACTCAACACACTCGGTGCTAGCAAATATGGGCTCAATTGGTTTTATCTAGAAACAGACGGCCATGTAGTACACGTGTATGGACGTGGAGAATATTCCACACTACAAGGTGCACTGGCGGAGACACCACCTACTACTGTACCAGGGCGCGTAGATGTACATGGTGTATTGCTTGGCGGTATGATTGTGCGGGAGGGGGGTACTACAGCTGAGGTGGTACTTCCTGCATTTTCCACTACGTATGGGCCTGCTGCAATTACAGCACATAATACGTTGTCCGGCCTCGGGGCGGATGACCATGCTCAGTATACTTACTTGGATGGGCGTGCTGGGGGGCAAACACTAATTGGAGGCACTGGGTCCGGGGAGGACTTAATCCTTCGAGCTAGCTCACACGCTACTTCGGGTGACGTGCAGTTCCAGAATGCAGCTGGCACGTTTATTATGCGTTACAACGAGCCTAACGGGCAGCTTTATATAAGTAAAGACACTGGAGACAATTTACTAAATATCACAGCGGTTGCTGCCAGTGCAGCGGGGTTGAATCTAAGCACGAATGGCGGACAGTGGTACGCCAATGTTACGGGCACTGGCGAATTCAACATCTATGATACTGATAACTCGAAGCTCCCCTTTTCTATCGACCAGGGCGCTGGTGATTACACCTTACATGTAGACGCAAACTCTAGGGTAGGAGTTGGAACGAGTGCTCCAGACCAAATACTCCACGTGAAGAAGACTGTATCACCTACATATATACATGCTGAGAACACGGCATCTAACTCTGTATCTGGTATCATACTTGAGAACGATGCACAATCTTGGTATTTATATACTAACACTTCTGATGACCTATACATAAAGGATGGTAGTACTAACTATCTTCCTTTCAAGATACTAGTAGGGTGTCCTACTAATACATTGTATCTTGATGCTGCCGGGAATGTTGGAGTCGGTGGTGCACCTACTGCTTCGGTGAAACTTGGAGTTAGTTCAACCACGGGCGCCTTTTTGCTGCCTCGTATGACAACGGCTCAGATAGCTGCCCTGACGCCAATCAACGGGATGGTTGTTTACAATACTACATTGGGAGCGTGCGTTGCATATGAAAGCAGCGTTTGGGTAAACTTATAAGGGGTAATAATGGCTACTAAGATAAAGATTGGAGCAAATATCCATCTGTATGTTCCAGAGTTATTGTGGGGGGAGATAGAGGCATTGAAGCAGGACTTGCAAGTATTTCTTGATACTGAAGAGCGTGCTCAGTTGCTGTCGTTCACAGTTACAGAAACGCAAGAACCTGAGGACCCGCAATGAATAACGAAGTTGTGAAAGTGTTGCAAGAGTGGTTTGATGAAGAACGCGGTAATCGCGTTACCTCGAACAACACAGAAGCGCTTGCACGAAAAATCATGGTAGTCGTGCAAGCATTGATTGAACCGCAGGAGGTTACTAATGAGCAAAATAGCGGAGTTACCGGCTGATGTAGCTGGTGCGATTACTGAGGCATGGGTAACAAGTTACCCTAACCAGATAGATTCTGTGCGCAATTTAGATGTATTGCGTTTTCATCTCTTTGCTGATTCAGGTACGTATTGGTACCACGGCGCGACCAAAGGGTCATTTTTCATGCTGACCAACGTGATGCCGGGGCACCAGGCGGTTTTGCACTCGATATCTACCGAGGGTGCGGGTGCTTTCCCTGGCCCCGAGGCAGTATTGCCGGTGCTCAGGGATATTATGGACGAGCACAGGCTGATAAAGTTGGTTCTGGCAGTACCCGGTCACGCTAGGAAACTATACGAGGCAGTGAAGAGGTCAAAGTTTGAACTGGAGGGTTGGCTCAAGCTAGGATGTATGATAGATAGCCAACCTACAGACTTGGCGATGTTAGGAATTTTCAGGATGGATTTCGATGTTCTATTGGCTGGTAAGACTGCTCCCAAGGTTAAAAGAACACCTGGAAGGAAAAGCAAGAAAAAGAAAACTCAAGGCCAAGTTTCTAAAACTGTTGATGGAGAAAAACAGGAGGCATAAACGTGCCTACAGGTGATAAATCGCCAGGAACAGAACAAGATGCATTGTTCCAGGTCTTGGTTGGTATGTCCCGCATGGGACTGATGAACGAGGTATTGAATAACCCTAACCAGGGGTATGCACAGGCATTTCCTGGTCAGCTGGACAAGCAAGAACATGCACTGGCGTCCCAGAAAATTGCAGAGAATTGGGGACCAATGGTATCGTTTCTTGCTGGGCTGGCACAAGAGGCTAGTACTGGTGTTAGACAAATACTCCCAAGTGCATCGAGTGCACTTCGGGGCGCGGACATGCCATCAACTATGGGCGGGCCAAAAGGTTTTGACATGCAGGATATGCTAGCCAATATGTATGGCATCCAAAGTGCTATGGGTCAGGGTGCTCCGAGTTTCGGAGAGGCGTTGCTGCGGCGGTTGCAACAATTTGGACAATCTTTTGGGGGCGAACGCGGGCCTGGCGCTCGTACTAAAGCCGGTGGCATTGGACCACCGAGAGGTTAATTATGGCTTTTGATTTATCTTCCTACCTGAATCAGTTTGGTGGCGGTGGTGGGTTCGGCAACATGTGGGGCGGCTTCCCGGGCGCCAGCGGTCTAGACCTTAGCCAGTTGTTTGGCCAGCAACAAGGTTTTATAGGGGGCTTGGGTACTGCTGACGTAAGTAACATGACGAACATCATGAATATGCTGCAGGGACCCCAGGGTGCTGCAATGGCTCCTTTTATACAACAGCTGATGGGGTTTAAACCTGAACTCGCGGGCGATGTACGTGGTACCATGGCTGGTATTATGCAGGACCCTTGGGGCGGAACTGCCCGAGGCACACTAGACGAGATGCTGACTACTGGTGCCCCTACCGATGTGAGTGGTATCGGCGAGGCTGCTTCGATAAGGGCTAACCGAGCGCTGGAGCAAGCGATGGGTGCTGGTCGGGAGCGTGCTGCATTGTCTGGCGGTTTGGCTGGTAGTGGTTTTCAACGTTATGGTCAGCGGGTTGCTGGCGATGTATCCGACATGATACAGCAGAGCATGCTCGAAGCTGGTGTTGGTGCTCAAGAAGCAGCGGCAGGTAGACGTATGGGTGCTCTGGGTCTGAACTTACAGGGCCAGGGGTTGGCTGCTGGTACAGCAGGACAACTTGGCGGGCTGGAGAATCAGCTTAGTGGACAGCAGCTGCAGGCACTACTCGGTGGCGGTGGTCTTGCAGGACAGCAAGCTGGACTAGACCTTCAAGGACTTATGGCTGCTGGCGGTTTAGCTGGCGACATTGATAGACTGGGTTACGGAGCCAAGCAAGN